CTAATGTTCCTAATGGAATTGCAGGGGCAAATGGTGGCTCTGGTGGTGGAGGTAGTTCTTCAAGTCAACCAGGTGGTGGTTTAAGTAATGGAGGATCAGGTAATACCCCTTCAACAACTCCTGCACAAGGATTTGATGGCGGTGGAGGATATACACCAAGTCCACACAGTGGTGGTGGCGGTGGTGGAGCTGCAGCTGTTGGTCAAAGCATAACTGCACCTGGATGTAATGGTGGAGCAGGTGGTAATGGACAACCAACAAATATTAGTGGAAGTAATGTATTTAGAGCAGGCGGCGGTGGTGGTAGTGCCGAAGGTGGCCCAGCAGGTGGTGTTGGTGGTAACGGTGGCGGTGGTGCAGGAGGTAAAAGTACTGCTGCGGCTGCAGTTGCAGGAACCTGTAACACTGGCGGCGGTGGTGGAGGAGGAGCATCTTCTTCTGTTTGTGGTGCAAATGGTGGATCTGGTATAGTAATAATAAGGTATAAATTTAAATAATTATGACAAGTACAATTAAAGTAAATACAGTAACAACAGAATCAGGATCTACATTAACTATAGGTGGATGTGGAAAAACTGTTGCTTTAGCAGCAGGTGCATCGCAAACAGGTTTTGGCAGATCAGGTTCTGTTGATTGGCAAACTACACCGAAGACTACAACATTCACAGCAGCTAATGGTGAGGGTTATTTTATAAATTCAGGAAGTGCAATTACAGCAAACTTACCTGCAGGATCAGCAGGAGCAATTGTTGCTTTTTCGGATTATGCAAGAAATTTTGCTACGTACCCTTTTATCATTGCACCAAATGGTTCAGAAAAAATTGGTGGTGTAGCAGAAACATTACAATTAGATGTTAATGGTCAAGCAATAACTTTAGTTTATGTTGATTCAACAAAAGGTTGGGTCAATGTACAAAACGCAGAAGATACAGAAGTAGGTACCGCCGCTGCATTTATAGCAGCAACAGGTGGAACAGTTAGTACTGTTTGTACAAATTTTAAAGTTCATACATTTACAGGACCAGGCACTTTTTGTGTTTCTTGTGCAGGAAATGCAAAAGGTTCAAATAAAGTTTCTTATTTAGTAGTTGCAGGTGGAGGAGAAGGTGGCTCTACATCACCATCAAATGGTGGTGGAGGAGGTGGAGCAGGTGGTTTTAGAGAAGGTAAAAATCCTGATGGAGGTTATACAGCTTCACCAATAGCTTCTACTTGTGGATTAGCAGTTTCAGTCCAACCTTATTCAATTACAGTTGGTGCAGGAGGTGCTCAACAACCTAATCCATCTAATAATCTGGGGAACTCAGGAGCAGTTTCAACTTTTTCAACTATAACATCTGCAGGTGGAGGTGGTGCTAAATACGACGGTTCAGCCAACCCTGCTGCACAAAATGGTGGTTCAGGTGGTGGCGGTGCTGCTACTTCTGTTCCTAATCAACCCACTAGAAGTACAGGAGGATCTGGAAATACACCACCAACAAATCCAGCACAAGGAAATGATGGTGGCACAGGTGGACCTAATGCTGATGGAACTCACGGTGGTGGCGGAGGCGGTGGAGCTGGAGGTGTGGGTGGAAACGTTAATCCAGGAACTGCCGCAGGAACAGGTGGAGTAGGAGCAACAACAAATATTACAGGATCTCCTGTTGCTTATGCAGGAGGAGGCGGAGCAGCAGCCACAGCAGGTGGTGCACCTGCAAGAGGAGCAGCTAGCCCTTGTGGAACAGGTGGTCAAGGAGGTTCATCTCCAAATTTAGATGGTTCTGCGGGAACTATTAATAGAGGTGGTGGCGGTGGAGGTGGTGGATGGCCTGCCGCTGGAACAGCTAGAGGTGGTGGTGGATCAGGTATTGTGGTAATAAGGTATAAATTTCAATAGGTAAATTATGAGTGAAATAAAAGTAAATAAAATTAGTCCAAGAACAGCGTGTGGTACAACTACATTAGGAGATAGTGGAGACACATTTAATCTTCCTAGCGGAGGTACTTTAACAATTGCAGCAGGAGCAACAATTACTAACAATGGAACTGCAAATAATTTTGGAGCAACAGGTTCAGTTAATTGGCAAACAACAGTTAAGACATCAGGTTTTACAGCGGTTGCTGGTGAAGGATATTTTTGTAATACAACAAGTGGAGGATTTTCAGTTAATCTACCAGCAGGAACTGCAGGAGCAGTTGTTGGATTTAAAGATTATGCAAATACTTTTGATACAGGCACTTTAACATTAGTTCAAAACGGTTCAGATAAAATTGGTGGTTCAACTGTAAATGCAACTTTATCAACAGAAGGATTAGCAGTTACATTAGTTTTTATAGATTCAGTACAAGGTTGGTTAGTAACAGATTCAGGTTTACAATCAGAAACACCAACATCACAATATATTGAAGCTACAGGTGGAACAGTATTAACTAATGGAAGTTTTAAAACTCACGTTTTTACAGGTCCTGGTACTTTTTGTGTATCAGCAGGAGGTAATTGTGCAGGATCAAATACAGTAGATTATGTAGTAGTTGCTGGTGGTGGTGGAGGCGCTTTTGGTGCAGGTCCTGATGGTGGTGGCGGTGGAGGTGCAGGTGGTTTTAGACTTTCTAATTCAACAGGATGTGTTCCTGCTCCAACGATGTCACCATTAATAGCTCCAGCAGCTTTACCAGTTTCAGTACAACCATATACAATTACAGTTGGTGGAGGAGGTCCAGGAGCTACTTCAGAGGGTGTAGGAACTCAAGGTAGCACATCAACTTTTTCAACTATATCATCAGCTGGTGGTGGTTACGGCGCTAGAGGTGCTGCAGGAGGAAATGGTGGATCAGGAGGCGGAGCTCACCAAAATTCAAATGGTACTGGAAACACACCTTCAGTATCTCCATCACAAGGAAATCCAGGAGCAGGTAGCGGTCCTCCATATCCTCCTCCAGGTGGAGGCGGTGGTGGTGCAGGTTTTCCTGCAATACAATCAGATGGATCAGGAGGTCCACCAAGAGGTGGAACATTTAACCCATCACAAGGTGGTGATGGTGGAGATGGTTCTTTTGTAGCTGACACTGTTTTTGGTCCAACGGCACCAAGTTATGGTACGCCTGGAGCAACAGGATCAACAAGATATTTTGCTGGTGGTGGAGGTGGTGGACCAGCCCCATCAAGAGGCGGTCAATCTAATTCTAGTGGAGGACAAGGTGGTGGTGGAAATGGTGTTGCGTCTACGCAAACTCCTGGTACTGTAAATACAGGTGGTGGTGGAGCAGGCAATGAAGCATATGCTGGTGGAAATGGCGGTCCAGGAATTGTTATTATTAGATATAAATTCCAAGCTTGATGAGTAATAAAAATTAATATATAAGGAGAAACATTATGGCACATTTTGCAAAACTAGGAGCTAACGGAAAAGTTATTCAAGTGTTAACTATGGATAATGATAAGATGTTAAATGCTGATGGTGTTGAAGATGAAAGAGTAGGACAAGAGTGGTTACAAAGACACAATAATTGGCCTGCAGAAATGTGGATTCAAACATCTTACAATACAATAAGTAATACACATAATTCTGGTGATAACTCAAAAGCATTGAGGGGTAACTACGCAGGTATAGGTTATACTTGGGACGAAGATAATCAAATCTTTTGGCCTAAAAAACCATATGCATCATGGGTAAAAAATACTACAACTGCACAATGGCAATCACCTATCGGTGATGCTCCCGCATTAACTGCAGAACAAGAAGCACAAAATACTCCAGCTGATGAAAATACTCCAGCTACTAATTACTGGCATTACGTTTGGAATGAAGATGGCCAGTCTTGGGACTTGACAGACGGATTAGCATAATTTATATCTGGTGGTGGTATGCAGAAGAAAGTATTAACAGAGCAAGCTCTATATTACGGTGATGTGGCAATGCCTAAAGATTGGGACATTGACCGAGATAAATTACAAAACGATATATTAAAATCAGAAGTTACAGACTCACCTATTCCATTTTCAAAAACTTGGGATATGTTAAATACATATATGCGAGATCACATTAATCTTGAATATAGTATTCAATTAATTAATAAAGAAACATGGGGCAATATGTATAAGCCTCAAGAAACTACAATTCCATTACTTAATGTAGATCCTGTAGATCTCCGTAACTCACCAGACTTTACATTATTATATGGTGTAAAAGTTAAAAACTGTGTGGTTAGAATACATTATGAAGATAACAGACGTAAGGGGAGAAGTTGGGATATACCATTAGAAAATAATAAATTTATTATGTTTCCATCTACTAATATGTATTACTTAACTAATAATCAAAAGGATAGTTTAAATTTTGTACAAACTATAACGTATGAATTTATCTAATTATTATTGGTATTTTCAATCTGCATTAACACCTAGATTCTGTGACGATGTTATAGCTTATGCTAACAAACAAAAAGAAGTTATGGCTTTAACTGGTGGGTTTAGTGATAAAAAAAAATTAAATAAAGAAGAAGTTAAAAATTTACAAAGAAAAAGAAAATCAGATTTAGTATGGCTTAATGATGCTTGGATATACAAAGAATTACATCCTTATGTTCATGAAGCTAACAAAATGGCTGGTTGGAATTTTGATTGGGAAAGATCAGAAAATTGTCAATTTACAAAATATAAATTAAATCAATATTATGATTGGCATTGTGATAGTTGGGATAAACCTTATCAACGAAATGATGTTAATCATCCAGAGCACGGAAGAATTAGAAAACTATCTATGACTTGTCAGTTAACAGATGGTTCAGAATACAAAGGTGGTGAATTAGAATTTGATTTTAGAAACTATGATCCACATATGCGAGATGAATCGTACCATAGAATACAATGTAAAGAAATATTACCAAAAGGATCTATTATTGTATTTCCTAGTTTTGTGTGGCATAGAGTTAAACCAGTAACATCAGGCACAAGGTATAGTCTTGTGGTATGGCATTTAGGGAGGCCTTTTAAATAATGTTTATAAATAGTTATTTTCCAACTGTGATATGGAGTGAAGAAAAACCAGAGTTTGTTAAATCTTTAAACAAAGCTAGCAATAAATATATTAGTGACGCTCGTAAAAGAGAAAAAGAATATATAAAAAAACACGGTGACTTTGGAAGATCATATCATTCAACACCGCTTACAGCTGACAATGATTTTTTAGATTTTAGAAATTACATTGGTCAAAAGTCTTGGGAATATTTAGATCATCAAGGTTATGACATGTCTCAATACACAACACTATTTAGTGAGATGTGGGTGCAAGAGTTTGCAAAGAAAGGCGGTGGTCATCATTCTGCACATATACACTGGAACCAACATGTATCTGGATTTTATTTTTTAAAATGTAGTGATAAAACATCATACCCAATTTTTCACGAACCAAAAACTGGTGCAAGATGCACAAAATTAAAAATGCGACCAGACTTAAAAGGTGTCTGGCCAGGTCACGAACAATTTCACTTAAGACCTAAACCAGGAACGTTAATTATATTTCCAGGTTATTTAGAACACGAATATGCAGTAGATTTTGGTATTGAACCTTTTAGATTTATACATTGGAACATACAAGCGGTGCCAAAAGAAATGGCTAAAGATGTCTAGATTAAGTGGAGGAATGTTAGGAGTGGAAGAATATAAAGGAAATAATTTTAAAAAGAAAAAATACACAATTATTCGTCAAGCTATATCAAAAGATCTAGCAACATTTATTGCAAATTATTTTAGAATGCAGAAACAAGTTTATGATACTTGTTTAAAAGAAAGATACTTTTCACCTTTTGAAAATATTATAGGTCATTACGAAAATGAAAATGAACAAATACCAAATACTTATTCTCAATATGGTAATATGGCTATGGAAACATTATTACTTAAATGTCAGCCAAGTATGGAAAAATCGACAGGATTAAAATTATATCCTGCTTATACATATGCAAGAATATATAAAAAAGGTGATGAACTTAAAAGACACAAAGATAGATTTTCTTGTGAGATATCTACGACTATGAATTTGGGTGGTGATGATTGGCCTATATATTTAAGTCCTAATGAAAATGTGGGTGCACCAGATGGTAAAAATATTACAGTAGCTAGTCAAGCAAAAGGAATTAGAGTAGATCTAAAACCTGGAGATATGCTGGTTTATAGAGGTGTTGAGTTGGAACATTGGAGAGAAAAATTCAAAGGTAAAGAATGCGTACAAGTTTTTTTGCATTATAATAATCGTAAAACACCAGGAGCAAAGAAGAACATATTTGATGGTCGTCAACATTTAGGTCTTCCTTCTTGGTTTAAACGATGATATAATTCTTAGATGGAGGCAGGGCACCACCACATACCCCCTGTCTCCTTTTAAGGATTATTTATGAGTTTAGGATTTGACGCAATATCAGCATTACCTATATCTTCTGCAGGACCAGAAAATAGTGTAAATGTAACTGTTACAAAAAATGCATTAACTATTACAATTGGTAGTATAGGCATCATTGCTGATTCTATTGTAGAAGATCCAGATCCAAATAGATTAACACTTGGTTTAGGTACATTAAGCATTAGTGGTCAAGCTAATGTTAGTGTTACAGGATCTCAAGTATCATTAGGTTTAGGCACTATAACAGTAACTGCAGACGCTAATGTTTCTCCTACTGGAAACGCGTTGACGTTAGCAACAGGAAATGTTACAATAACTGCAGCCGCAAATGTAAATCCTGACAAAGTATCTTTATCTTTAGATACAGTCGAACCAGGAGTTATTACGTGGAATGATATAATACCAGGAGCAACAATGGTTTGGACACCAATAAAACCGTACTAATATGGCATCAACTTATTCAACAGATTTATCAATAGAACTTGTAGCAACCGGTGAGAAAGCTGGTCTATGGGGAGCTATTACTAATACTAATTTACAATTATTACAAACAGCAGCTTCAGGTTATGTAGAAGTAACTTTAAGTTCTGGCACAACTACATTAAGTTTGGCTGACGGATCGTCAAGCGCAAATGGTAAAAATCTTTACATTAAAGTTGTTGGAACTTTATCTGGTAATGCAAGTTTAGCTATGCCTCCAACTACATCAGGTGGTAATGCAAACAGAGTATTTTTTGTAGAAGATGGAACTACTAGAGGTGGGGCTGCGGATAGTTATACTGTAACTTTATTAACTACAGGTCAAAGCGCATCTACACAA